CACGAATGCCGGCAACCTGCGGACCGAACATCGCACACTGTGCAATCTGCTCGCGAGTCAAACCGAGGGTATTGATGCCCTGCGCCCTCACGTACTCGGTTGCCATGTCTAGCAACGTTGCGTGCCGGAACGGTGCAGCGGCATTCCGCTGTTCGGTCGTGACGTACTTGCTCACCTTCTCGCTGTGTCCGCCCAGTGCTGACTCAGCGGCACGGGCAATCAGCGTGGACTGCAGATCGCCGCGCAAACGGTCCATGCCGGTGCTGAGAACTCGCACGTTGCCGTATGGCAGCGATTCGCTAGCCTTGGCCTTCGCCTCCTGCAGATGCTTCCGGACTGCAGCGGTGTCGGCGCACTTGCGGGCATTGTCAAATTCGTACGGCAACCCGGCCAGTTCGCAAAGTGAACGCACGTCGGCCTCGAAGGCGTCCCGCTGCTGGTTGGCTTCAGCAATCGCCTTGCGGGTGGCTTCTGCAACCATGGTGGCGAGCTGATCAGCGTTGACCGCTGGCGGTGCGGATCGCTGCGGCTCTGGTGTTGGCTGTGGCTTCTGCTCGCTCAGCTTGCCGGCGTTGTCAATCAGCCACCGCTGCGCCTGTTCGTCGGTGTATTCTGCTGGCATCCCGCGTGAGACCAGCAAAGCGCGAAGTTCTGAATTCATCTCAAACCTCTCATCTTGCGAAAACCTGACCGCTGCCGGATCGAGTCCCCGCAGCTTTGCTTGTGCGTCTGCTCCAATGGGAGTCAACGAGACTTCCCGCAGTCGCCATTTCGTCACCACGTTCACAGGCCCCGTGAATTCGCGGCCTGCAATCGCTTTCGTTGTGCCTTCCGGCACGTATGTTTTTTTCAAGACTTCATAGCCCACCGACACGTCGGTAATGTGACCATCACGAACGCTGCTCAATGCGTCCTCACCGCTCGCCGACTTGCCGAACACCAGCGTTGCCGTGATGTCGGATTCGTTGACGGTGATCGCCCTTGCGCTGCCCAATTGATCCTTCACACTGTACCGGTTGTGGCTGTCCAAAAACGGAATCTGTCGGGACTTCGGGAACTCTGCCCCTTTACTCAACAGCACTTCCGGGACCATCTCCATCCGTGACCAGTCCGGCATCAACACCGGCGTTTCGGTGCTGATAACAGCCTCGACACTGCGGCCATCTTCGCTGAAGGTTTTCGCTCGCACGTCCAGCGAACGAAAGCCCGGATTCTGCATTGATCCTGCCAACGCCTCAGACCGTCGTGACATGTTTCACCTCGTGTTTTGCGCTGCGTGGTTCTGCTGGTGCCGCTGCGTCTGCGTTCGCCTGTGCAACGGCAATCTGATCGGCGGTATCCACGCCCAGTATGTTGTTCACAACCTCCGGCGGAATGCCTTTGGCCTCTGCGATTGCGTACAATTCGGCGGTGTCGTTCAGCACGTCCCGCCAGTTTGTGTTCACCTTCGCGGCTTCCATCTGCAGGCTGCTCAGTCCTGCGTGGATTCGTGCCGCTGCGGCTTCCGCGTCGTCTTTTGGATTAATCGACAGGGCAATCGGACCCTGCCATTTCGCCACCGAATAGCGGCCCGGCTCGGCTTGGAATTCTGCTGCTGACACGATGCCGTCAAAGACATTCGACAGGATGCCGGCACGTATCACCGCCTCGTAAATTGGCTGACAGAATGACGATGCAAACCACTCCTGAACGTCATGCAGTTCCGGCCATGCGTCATTGTCTGCCGATCGCTCAGAGCTGAAAGAACTATTGCGATAGTCGCCGGTCAACGTGGAGGACTTCACCCCCGGGAACGCGCTGGCTGTCTGCCTCTGCAGGTGCTGCACGAATCCTTCGGGATTCATGTTTGGCTGACTGGGTGACAGCAGTTCAAATTTGCCGTCTTTCCCCACGTTCAGCATCATGCCCGGCTGAATCTTCGTGACCGTGTTTCCGTCTGCGTCCGTCAAGTCTGACCCGTCAATTGACGATGTGACCGGAGTGACACCAGCGGCCAGACCAACCCGTGCGGCTCCAGTCGGCTTGCTGTACGTCCCCACGATGCACGCGGCCATCGCCGTTGCCTTCAGAACGTTGTAGTCCAGATCCTCGGTGTTGCGTGTCTTGACCAACGCGGCAGCAAACCACGGAATGCCCCGCAGTTGGTCGATGTCCTCCTCGCAAAACAGGTGGCCAATTTGATCCACGGTGAACCGTCGGACGTTGCCCACTTGATTCGCTGACGCCCATGCCGGTTGAATGCGGACATGATAGGCTACCCGCTCACCGTCGGCGTTCAACTCGATGCCTCGATAAACGCTGTGACCCTCGGGAATCTCTGTGCGGACAATCTCGGATTCGTCGGCTAGTCTGCAGGCGTCAATCATCTGCAGAGTCATCGGAATTGGCAGGTCATGCCGTCGGCGTTTGGCTTCGTCAATCGGGACCAGTCGATACAACGTATCGCCGCTGAGAATCGTGGCGCGGAGTGCCAGCTTCTGCAACTGCGCGAAGGTTGAACCACCGCGTCCCGGCAATCCTCGTGAATCAAACCCGCTCTGGATTCGCTGCCACAGTTCCTGTGCCTTTTCGCGAAACGCCACATTCGGCGTTCCGTCGGCGTTCATCGCCAGTGATTCGGGCATCATGCCACGCGCACCAACGACTTTTGACACAATCGTTCGCACAATCTTGCGGGCTGAAGGATTGTCCCGGAACAGATCCCACGATTGCGACCGCAGCGAATCAACCCGGCTGCCAGAAACCTGATTCTCTTTCGTGACTGGCTGTGCCAACGCATTCAGGCGAGTGACGTTTGCCGCTGCGTAGGGACCGCGTGGCGTGCCGGTCAGTTGTGCAATCTGCTGGAGCGATGCACGCGCAGCCATTCGCTGCAGTGCGAGCGAAGGCGACAGATAGGAAATCAGCCGATCGAGTGCGTTCATGCCGTCGGCTCCTGCATACTCAGGAGCGTTGCCATCCCGCCAGAACTGGTGCTGCCGTTGCTGATCTCGTCCATCAACTGCTGGCGAAACGCCTGAAGGTCTTTCAGCTGCGCCATGGCCTTAGCGCGACCGGCGACAGAATAGCTCTGTGCGGTCAGACAGTTCAGGATCGCCGCGTTGGTAGCGGCCAGTAAATCGTTGGCGTCCGTCATGGTGTGCAGTGTCCGGCATTTTGCACCACCACCGCACTACCAACACTACCAATCAGCGTTGGCCGTCCAGAAATACCTGCCGTGACTCGACCACCACCGACGACAACACAACACGGACAGACCACGTATGCCCGCACGGCCCCAGCCCGTCAACGTTCCGTGACTTGCAGCACTTGTAATATCGCACGCTGCCCTGCGTCGAATAGGCCACACCATACCCGCCGCGACCGTTCCAGCACACTGGACAACGTCGATATGCCTCAATCTCTCGCTCAGCGGGTGCCGCTGGCTCCTGTCGTGGCTTCGGTGTGGCCTGTTGTCCCTTGCGATGCTTACTCATTCCAACTCCTGCCGTCCGGTCGTCTCTCGCCTGCATTCAGCACCGCCCGTTTCGTTTTAACTTCACTCCGCCCCGGAAATCCGCCGTGTTCCTCAGCGTAACACAACGCCAACGCCAAACCATACCGCAGTGCGTCCCGAAAGTCATTCGGAACGCCCTCATCTCGCTTCACCCACAGCAGTTTTGCGTTCCCTCGGTTGTCAACTCGATCGCTGATCGTGGCGTTACAGAGCTGCTCCAGAAATTCCATGTCCCGATCGGCCCCCGCGCACAGCGTCAATGCCTCTGCTGTGCCCGGTTCGCGGTCGTCCAGCCGTGCCTGCAGATCCGTTTCCCAGTAGTCTGTTGCGACCGTCAACAGCATTTGCCCCGCATGGTCTCCAGTCTCGACCGCGTTTAGTTTGTGCGGCTTGCCTCCAAGGTCATGGTTAGCCCCTTTGCAGGGCACAGCGCCAGCATGAAGATTGCACCAGTCGTATGTTTGCTTCGTCGCCCACCCTGAGTCAGCCGCGACTGCGTGCACCGTGATGTCATTGCCGCCGTCTGCGTGCTGATACGTCCGGGTGACGGCTTGCTGCCAGACCTCCTCCAGCGTCTGCGTCAGTCCGTAGTCCACCACGTGCGCCCGCCAGTCGTTGCCATGTGCCAACACCACATACAGCCGGAATCCGCCCTCCGCGGCCTGCTGGTCAATTGTCACTGTAACCAATCGGCCCCAATCCGGCACAACACCGCGAGGAATCTCGGTTTTTAGGCGTTGCCCAATGCGTTCCGGCGTGCTTTTTGTGCGTTTTGCCTCCCATGTTTCGCCCTTGTCTTCGTTCACCCATTGCCTCAATTTGGTCGGGTTTTTGCACTTTTGCACGAAATCGGCTGCGATTTGCCCCCAACCGTGGAAAAGAGCGTAGAAAACGCTGATCTGGCAGCCGTAATCAGACCCCCACCGCAGCGGCTGACCACGCAACCACGACGCATCTTCCGGTGGCAAATTGCGTGCGTCCATTGCTCGCTGATGATCGACCTCACAACCGGCAGGGACCCACACGCCCCGCATCATCATCCACGGCCTCTGCATGTCGTCGATACGGCCCTCACACCACCGGCAGACATAGTGGGCTGTTTTGCGTGCGAGATCCGCATCAGACTGACCAGACGGCAGGCGGTCAAAAAATATCCCGCCAGCCTGCTTTCCGTCTCCGAATTCCAGCGTTTGAAACTTGTAACAATGCGGGCAGGGGACGTGATAGCGGTGATTTGTTGACTGCAGCAGGCCCGATTCCACAGCCGATTTGCCTTTGACTGAAGGCGTTGATTCGAGCACAAACTTGCGGTCCGGAAACTCCGCCCCGCGTTTGCGGAATCGCTCCAGCGGATCGCCTTCCGTGCTCGTGGATTCCTGCACCCACTTGTCAATTTCGTTGCCGTGTCCGACTCGAATGGACTTGTCCGCCAGTCGGCTTTTTCCTCGCGGCCATGCACCATGACAGACTGATCGCCGCAACTGGATGCGCGTCTTGCTCTGTCGTTGCTGAATCGGCACCTGATCCCGCAGCCGCGGACAGTTCTCCAGCATCTTCCAGAACCGTCCGAATACGCCCTTGCAATTCGTCTCGTCCGGTGTGGCGAACATCGCTTCTTCGGGTCGCAGGTCCATGCCGCGCATCAACATTGCCAACCCGAAATTCGTCTTGAACATACGGGCTGCCCACTGCAACCAGATCGCCCGAAACTGCACCTGATCGTAGGCCCAGCACGGCCCCTGTGGAGCTGTCACCCACGGTACCATGCTTTCGTCGAAGGCCCGGCCCTGAATATCGTAGAAACTCGTGCGCAACCAGTCTGCCGCGGACTCAATCACCCGCGGACGCAGCATTTCCCGGCAGACTTCCACGCACAATCTAGCCATCAATCAGATCCCCCAGCCCGTCAGTGAATTCCTTTTGAATCACCCGGATTTCCTGTTCCACTCTCTCCTTCGTCGTGGCCTTGATTTCTTGCGGCACTAACCCTGCAACTCGCTCGCCGATCCCCTGCAATCGTGCTGCCAATCGTGACCACAACAACGACATATCCCGTTCGACTTCCTCCCGCTCGATCAACAGCCCCCGCTTCTGTGCGTTCTCCATCGTCCGGCGTTCGTTCACCAGCCTGATCGCCTCGACTTCCGCCTGTCTCTTTGCGTCCATCGCCCCGCTGTTCTGGAGCTTTGCCAAACGCCACCGAACAACCTCACTCAGATCATAACCGCCATCACCTCCGGGCATGGGTGGCGATTCCGTCCGCCACTGCTTTACCGTCTGAACTGCCAGCCCGAAAAACTGTGCGACTTCGGCCAGCGTACGCGCCCGCCATTTGCCCACCGCTATCGTTCGCGCTTCCTGCTCCGCCAGCAGTTGTTCGACCGCCGCCAGATCCTCCGGCGTCTCAGCCGAGGCGAGCAATTCGGCCAGATAGGTCGCGTCGTTTCTGCTCAAGATCCGTCTCCACTGGTGCCTGTGCTGCAACGTGCAAATGCTGATGTGACACGACTACCGGCGTCGGGTTGTTCTGTTCGTTCATGGCAATCAAAACACGCGCGGCTGCCACCTTTTCCCGGTTAGTGCCTTTGCTCAGAATTTGCCCGATGACAATTCCAGCCCGCTCAAACAGCGCGTCCGGAATCTGCCAGCCCTTGCGGATTGCAGATTCCATCTGTCGCAGGTCCCCGCGGGTGTGTGCTGGATCAGTCAGCAGTTCGGTTGTCATTGTGATTGCTCCGGAATCAACCATTGGTCAATCACCGCCCTTGCAACTGCCTCAGTCATTTTAGGCGGGACACTCATTCCGATCATGTACTTTCCGATCTTGTCTGTTTTTGCATGGTAATCATCAGGAAAACTGCCGAGGCGTTTCCATTCGCGGAAGGTGAGTTGTCTACATTCG